TCGAGACTGGGGCCGGCGTCCGCGAGGCCCAGGGGACGCTCCTCGAGGCGGCCTCCGTCCGGCAGGCCGAGCGAGCTGTGGCCCAGCCCACCGTTGAAGCGAGGGTTCCATGAGTGAGATCGTTCGCCTGCGCGGTGCCGCTCGGCGCAGCGTTTTCAGGCAGACAGGCGACCCGCCGCTGGTTTTTGTCATCACGCTTGCGCCTGGTGTGTTACTGCCAGAAGGCAACCTTATTGCGCTTGCAAGCAACGGCCAAGGCGGGGCGACGGTAACGCTCGATCCAGTGGATGTTACTCAGCAAGGAGGCCCAAGAATTTTCCAGTTCACGGTCGACCCCGCAGACTTTTCCGCGTTTTATGGTCGACAGTGGGTAATCTCTTTTTTATTTCAAAGCGAAGATGTTACCTACGTTCTTTTCCAAGGCAGTTTGGTCTGGAAAAAAATCGAACAGCCACAAATCGTTTCTACCGTAATTGAAGAGGCCGGCTCGTCATGAAGCCCAACACCGTTCGCGTCGTGACCTGGCCCGAGACCGAGCCCGTGACGCTCGCCGAGGCGAAGCTACAGCTCGGCATGACCGAGTCGTTCGACGAGTTCGATTCGTTGATCTCCGACAAGATCGCGGCCGGCCGCCGATACATCGAGCGGCGGCTCGGCCAGACGCTCGTCGCCACCGAGTACCGGGCGACCTGGGCCGCGGTGCCGGTGACCGGGATCCTCACGATCCCGAACCCGCCGCTCCTGACGGGCTCGACGTACGCCCTCACGGTGACCGTCGACGGCGAGGAGGTCGACGAGGAGGACCTCGAGGTCGACGCCGACGCGATGCCGGCCACGGTCAAGCTCGGGGCCGGGGCCTCCGGGAAGGTCGTCGTGACCTACTGGGCGGGCGTCGAGCCGGGCGATCCGATCGAGCCGAACACGAAGGCCGCCCTCCTGATGTTCGTGGAGCACACGTTCAAGAACCGGGGCATCATCGCCGAGGACGGCTCGACCGAGCTGCCCCAGGCCTTCGAGGCCCTCCTGGCGTCGGCCAGCCATTCGGGGGCCTGGTAATGGGCGTCCTGCCGTCCGGGATCCTCCGGGAGTATTTCGCGATCGAGTCTCCGACCGAGACGCGGAACGCCGTCGGCGAGATGGTCCAGGAGTGGGACGAGGTCGCGCGGGTCTTCGGATCGTACGAGGCCCTGTCGTACGTCGAGCAGGCCCGCCGCGGCCAGGTCGGCGGGAGCACCTCGGCCACGGTCCGGATCCGCTACTACGAGGGCCTCCAGGCGAACTGGCGGCTCCGGTGGATCTCGCGCGGGGACCGCCTGCTCTACATCTCGGGCGTCGTCGAGCAGGGGCACCGCGAGGCGATGGAACTCTCGGTCGAGGAGGTCGCGGCATGATCTCCGTCAACTGGGCGAAGCTGCTCGGCGAGTTCGGCGATCTCGCGAAGGCCTACGAATCGCTCCCGGCTCACATCGCGAAGAAGCACCTCCTCGCGTCGATGCGGCGGGCTATCAAGGCGAGCGGCGGCGTCCAGAAGCTGCGGGCCAATACGCCGCCGACCAACGTACGCCGCGGCCGGCGGAAGAAGGGCGAGAAGCGATCCACCGGCGAGCTGCGGAAGAGCGTCACCACGAAGTCCCGGTGGATCGGCCGCAATAAGGACGGCTGGGCCGTCGCGGGCCTGGGATACAAGTACGGGAACGCCAGCCGGAAGGCCATCTGGCACGAGTTTGGCACGACCCGGATGAAGGGCGTCGCCATCATGCAGCGGACGTTCGACTCAATCAAAGACCAGGTGGCGAGCCGGCTGTCGGTCGAGTTGAAAAACGCCCTGGAAGCTGCGGCCAACGAAAAGAACAGCGGCAAAAACCAAGGCTACCAGGGGTAACCCATGCCATCCGGCTCCGAAGACCTGATCCAGTCCTGGCTCCGGGCGACCCTCGAGGAGGCCGCCGGCTGCAACGCCTGGCCGCTAATCGGGCCCGCCGGGGACCCGCCCTACGTCATGTTCGCCCAGGCCGGCCAGGCCGACGAGGACACGCTCGCGGCCGACGACGAGACCGTGACGACCGGGACGTTCACGATCGAGGTCTACGGGGCGAACTACGCCGACACCCACGAGACCGCCCGCGACATCCGCCGGGCTCTGCGGAACTTCGCCGGTAGCTCGGGCGACCTGACAATCATTCGGGTACTGGTCACCGACTCGAAGGACTCCGGCCCGGTCTTCGAGGACGGCCAGAACAAGCCGATCGCGTACGTCGTCGAGATCACCGTCGCCGTCTCCTGGATGGAGTAACCGATGCCCGCCCTCGCTGGTCTCCCTACGATTGCCGGCCTGTCCCTCCCCGAGGGATGCACGAACGTCAAGGTGAAGACGACGGCCGCCGACCCGTCGAGCACCTCGAACAAGGTCGACGTAACGACGCTTGAAGACACCGCCCGCGTCTACGAAGACGCGCCGCTGGTCGACGTTGGGGCCGGGGCTGACGACGACGGCGTGACGCAGACCGTCACCTGCTCGTTCTTCGGCGAAGCCCCGGCGGTGAACGACGACCCCGACGCGACCGGCTGGATCTGCACCGAGGTCGAGACCGAGTATGCCGTCGGCGACATGATCAAGGGCACCGCAACCTACACCTACAAGGCCCCCTAATCTATGCCCACGCCAGCCCAGGGGAACGCTCCCGCCATGCCTGTCTCCGACCTGACGAACGTCAAGGTCAAGCAGACGGGCGTCGACACCACGAGCAGCGGCAACCGACTCGACGCCTCGACCCTCGACCTGGCGGTCGGGTCGAACCGCGTCTACGTCGACGGCCTGCCCGACTCCGGGGCCGGGGCCGTGGACGGCGTCACGACCACGATCACCTGCTCCTTCCTGACGGCCAGCGCCCCGACGGCGGGCGACGCCTACACGATCGACGGCATCGAGTGCCGCTGCACCGAGGCGGAGGTCGAGTACGCGGTCGGCGAGCTGGTCAAGGGGACCGCCACGTTTGTCTCCGTCCCGGCTGGATCCTGATCCCCGAGCCCCGCGGGGGATCCCATGCCAGGAAGCGGCTCCGCAGCATACGCCCAAGGGTCGACCGTTTCGTTCAACGGCTCGCCGCTCGGGTCGGTCCTGAACTGGGTCAACCGGCCCGCGTCGGCCGCGACGGCCGACACGACCGGCGTCGACGGCACCGTCTGGGGCACCGGCGAGGACGCCCGCCTGGTCCGGACCGTGGCCTGCACCACTGTTGATCCGGGGACGGTCTCGGTCAGGTTATTGGGGTGCCCGCCGTACGCCGTGGATGACATCGGCTCGCGTGGGAGTCTCGTCGTCACGTTCGACGGCGGCTCCGTAACGTGGGACGCGATCCTCCTGTCGTTCGAGATCGAGGGGTCGGTCGGCGACCTTCTCCGCGGGTCGGCCGAGTTCCAATTCACGGGAGAAGCCTGACCATGCCGAAGCCCCTGGACCAGATCCTCGCGATCGCCGACGAGCCGATCGAGGTCACGCCGCCGCGGTCGCAGACGCCGATCAAGTTACGGTGGCCCTCGTTCGAGGAGTGGCACGCGCTCTCCGTCGCCCACCGCAAGCTCGCGGGCGAGGACCCGCCGGCCGAACTGATCGCCCGGACGGTCGCCGTCTGCGTCGCCGACTCAAGCGGCGAGCGCCGCTACAAGGACGCCGACATCCCGACGCTCCTCCAGACGAGCCCGCGGACGCTCATGTGGATTTATGTGAAGTGCTGGGAAACGGTCCTCCGGAACGACGAGAAGGCCGTGAAGGAAGAGGAGGGAAACTGAGGGGCGAGCCGTGGATGACGTTCGTCTACAGGCTCGCCGCACACCACCGAATACCGAACGTGCCCGAGTTCCTCCGGACCGCGTCCGTCCGGCAGATCCGCCGCTGGGCCGCCTTCTACCGCCTCGAGCCGTTCGGCGACGAGTGGCGGCGGACGGGCCGGCAGACCGCGGCGATCTGCAAGGCGATGAACGCGAAGGTCTCGGAGGAGTTCGAGGAGATGTTCCTGCCAACGTATGACCCGAGCCGGCCCACGCAGACGCCCGAAGAGATGGCCCGCGAGCTGGCGAAACTGAAACACCTGGCGAAGCCAAAGAAAAGCAAGGACGCGAAGTAATGGCGAGCACGATCGGCAAGGTCCGGGCGGTCTTCACCGCGTCGACCTCCGGCCTCACGGCCGGGGTGAACGCGGCGTCGGCGTCCATGAAGCGGCTCCAGTCGGATGTCGCCGGCCTGCGGTCCGGGATGGGGGCCCTCGTCGCGATCCAGGGGACGCAATTGTTCGCGTCGTTCGTCTCCGGGGCGACGGCCGCGGCCAGGTCGCTGGTCGGCATGGGGGCGGCCGCGACCGAGGCGATCTCCCAACAGAACGACCTCGCGAGCCGGCTGGGCACGACCTACGGCGAGCTGGCCGGCCTGTCGTACGCCGGGTCCCTGGTCGGCGTTTCGATGGACCAGATCGGCGCGGCCATGACCCGGGCCCAGGTCACGTTCGCGAAGGCGGCCGACGGATCCAAGCAGGCGAACGCCGCCTTCGCCCGGCTCGGGCTCTCGGTCGCCGACCTGAACGGTCTCTCGACCGAGCAGCAGTTCGAGGCGATCGCCCAGGCGATCTCCGAGCTGCCCAGCGAGGCCGAGCGGGCGGCCGCCGCGGTGGCCGTCTTCGGCAAGGCCGGCGTCGGCCTGTTGCCCATGTTCAACGAAGGGGCCGCCGGGATCCGCGCGGCCCGCGAGGAGGCGGAGCGGTTCGGCCTGACGCTGACGAACGCCCAGGCCGGCAACGTGGACGCGATGGGCGACTCGTTCGACAAAGTGCGGGCCGCGATCCAGGGCGTGATCAACCAGGTGACGGCCTACCTCGCCCCCGCGGTCACGGCGATCTCGACGGCCTTCACCGATATGGTGGGGTCGATCGGAGGGGCGAACATCGGCCAGGCCATCGGCGACGGGATTCTCCAGGGGGCGAGGTACTTCGCCGAGGTGGCCGACGCCTTCGTGGCGCAGATGGGCCCGCTCTGGAATTACGTCTCCGAAGTCGGGGCCCAGTGGAGCGCCGTCTGGGACGTGGCCTCGCGGGTCGGGTCCGCGCTCGCCGGCGTCGGCCGCCTGATCTCCGGGGCGTTCCTGACGCTTGTGGGAGTGTTCTCGGGTATCGGCCAGGCGATTCTGACCGCGATCCGCGGCGCGGCCGAGGCCCTCGGGTTCGACACGACCGGCCTCGACGTGGCCCTCGCGGGCCTTCAGGGGTTCAATGACCAGCTCGGCCGCGACATCGAGGGGAACTTCAACGCCGCCGGCCAGAACTTCTCCGCGGTGTTCGAGCAAAGCGCGAGCACCGCCGGCGAGGCGATCGCCGGTCCGTTCACGCAGACCATCGACCAGGCGATCGCCGCGGCCCGCGACGCCGCTGACGACATCGACGTGGCGTCGACGCAGCAAGTCGAGATCACGCAGAAGGTCGACTTGACCGGCGTCAAGGAGGCCGTCAAGGGGATCGAGTCGAACAGCTCCGAAGGGATCAAGGAGATGTTCCGGATCATGCGCGGCGACCAGGCCGACGCCGTCCAGGAGCGGATCGCTCGGGGTATCGAGCGGGTCGCTGACAACACCGAAGACATGGGCGACGCCGACTACGAGACGGTCGAGATCGCCGCCGGGGCAGGAGGCTAACGATGGCGATCGTATTCAGCCGCGAGATCCCGAAAGAACGGTCGGCGTCCGGCAAGAAAAAGGACGGCGACGAGTATTCGCGGGCGTTTTGGGTGCGAACTGACTCGACGACCGAGTCGCTCGTCGACGTATCGAACGCGCCCGGGATCGCCTACTACGACCCGCACCCGGACAACCCGGTCGCGGTCATGGACAGCTACGACATCAAGGCGGCCGACGACAGCGGCCTCCTGTACGTCGTCTCGTTCAAATACAAGAAGTTCAGCCCCGACGAGCAGGAGGAGCCGGATCCAGACAAGCCCGGGTCGCTGCCGTTCAAG